TCATAGCCAAGAGTGGGGCAAATGAGGAAGCCGCTTCTGCGATTCCTGATATTAGCCCTTTCTCCGACTTCTGTATGCCCTCCTCACGAGATTTCTTTTCAGCATCTCGTGCTTTCGTCTCTTGTAAAGCGAGACGACGCATCTTTCTTTTTAACATCGCGGGTGCAACCTCTGTGACGCCATATCCGGCGACCTGGGGGTTGATAAACCTTGCGAAAACACTGATCTGTAAATCAGTTGCTGCTACTCCTGATAGGGTGCTTATTGGATCTAAGCAATCAATAAAGAGTGACCCTATGTTTGGTCCAGCTACGGGGCCCGGGTGGGCTAAATCCCATAGCAGGGGGCCTGACCGAGGGATCCTCAACTTCACGGAGTTGATCGAAGACAACGACATTATAGTCGAGTTTCGATTCAACCGCGCATTCGGATCATTGATCGGCAAGGTGCCCAAATTGGCATGAGATGCCCAGCTCACATTCATGGAGCCAATGTGGAATTGAGTTGCATTAATGCGAACTTCAACTTCCACGTCAGCCTTGAAATAATGAAACTGGGACAACTTGTCTGCGATATTCTCAATAGCGAAAAGTGCATCAGGAAAACTTGCTTGAAAAAGCAAATCACCGGAAACCTTCGCTGCTGTGAAAAGTGCAGTCCCAATTAAATAGGACCGCTCAAGAACTTTCTTAAGATCTTGGGGTTCATAGGGGTTGGAGATTACATCCAACTTCGCATCTGAAGTCCTTGAGGACTCCTCGATACTAGGCGCTGATTCCGCGTACGACGTTAAGGTCGACGTGGTCTTAACTGGAACAACTGCCGTTTCCAGCGATTCATTATTTTGTATGATCGACATTGATTTTCTTTCCTTAAACTTTCCAATGCTCGAGTAAAAGGGCATGTAATTTGATATATTCACGCAAGAGAATTCTCAGGCGTAGGTCAATTGTTAGCAATACACTCTATGATGGTACAGGCATCACTTGAGTGCAAGATCACAACTCTCAACCAAAGTTAGGGGATACTTACTATAGCTCCTCCCCGTTCGCGGAGCAAATGTGCTAAATTGTTTAACCGGTATAGCTCCCGGTGGCCTCTTTAGCCGCGAATACCTTTAAGGCAGTTCTCGTAGTTGAGAGGATCAAACTTGATCCGCCCAGCGCAAACTGCTTTTAGAGTATCATGGATATAGTTATAAAACTTCTCTCCATGGTGCGCGGCTTCGAGGCATGCTGAACGACAAGTTCCAGCAACATTCCTAGCATCGAAGCTGGGATCCTTACACCACATGCACATCTCCATGATGACCTGTTTAGGAAGTGGGGCAGTACAATAACCGCGCTGCCACATCCATTTTCTCTTCAAGAAATTTTGGTCTTCAATGGGGGTAAACACGCTAGTAATGCTGTTTTTACCAGCATCGGTGAGCAGGATCCTAAAACAGTCCCACCACGCTTGCGCGCAGGTGATCTGATTATACCAGCCAGCGATAAAGTCTGCTACTGAAATTACACAGTCGTCGCCACAAAACGCATCTTCTATGAACTCATCATAGGCATCCATGTAGGAGGTTTCAAAATTGATCCTGCTCTTCTGAGCCAGGTAAACAAAAATGTACCTCCAACCGAGTGCATTGAGAGAACAGTTGAAAAACGTAGTTGCAAAGCTGCCTGACTTCATGTTCTTATAGGTCATAAAAATGATTCCTAAGAACGCAGTCCAGGCACACGATGCTCCCATTGCTGTATTTATCAACAAGTTGCGTAAGTGACGCGAGAGTTTAAATTCGCGCGACAAATCAATGATCGTCTGGATCAAGATATGCCGTGCTAACTCATCGCTCAGGTGCTCAAACATTCGTTTAAGCTGAGAGTAGTCCCAGTTCGACGCATCCGTCATTATCTTATTTGGATGTTTGTCGAGCCGTCTGCCCAAGTTTGCCCAGTCTCCTGTATGAGGACTCGCCATAAACGATAAGAACCCTGTTCGGTTCTTCTTAATCGCGTCTGTGATTCCCTGAAAGAGACAATCTGCTGCTACCTGGAAAGCTACATCTCCTGCTTGAAACGCTCTAGTCGCCCCGTTTAACACTTTATGTGCCGGTTTCTCTTCAATTTTTAAACTCAAAGAATAAATCGGTATGTAAAAACTGGACGTCTTGTTCGTCTCAAGGATTCGTCTAACCTCATTCATGAAGTCGACGTCTGCTTTCCCTGGCCTGTCACCGAAAAGTTGTTTTCTTGTGACTTTTCCTTTAGTAACCGACCAGGGGTATCCCGGCACACTCTTGTGCTGGATTGGATCTACATCCATCGCTTTCTGTCCGTACATTATATCTTCCGGGTGGTAAAGCGTATAACCACCAGGTAATTGTGGGATTTTGTCCCATATGTGAACGTGTTTCAA